CATACTTTGTTCAGGATATTTTTTTCCAACTGTATCTTTATATAAAGCATCATATGCAGAATCAATACCATCATTTCTTTCAGGTTCAAAACCTGCTCCTGAAGATGTGTAAGTTGAATCTATATCTTCTATTTCTTCTACTTCACCACCCATGGCAAAGCCTGGAATAATTCTCATTGGTTCTGCTGTTCGTCCCGTTAATGGTTCGCCGTAAAGAGCTTCTAAACCTTTTACTCCTGAAGTTATATTCTCACTAAATTCTCCACTATCAAATCCTTCAGGAAATTGTTCGTCCATCATTACTGAAATTTCTTCTGATGTAGCTTCAGGATGTCTTCTCATTAATTCAGCAAATAAAGATGTTCTTGCTTCAGTCATTGATCCACCAAACTCCAAACCTATTCTTCCACCATTAGCTTTATTTTCTTTTTTCTTTTTTAATTTTTTTATAAAATCTCCATACCCTGTCATACTAGCTTTTTGCATTTTTTTAACACTAGCTATACCACCTTGAGCGTATCCATAAGTTGTTAACATAGTGTCAATATACTCTGGTTCATAACCTGCTCTTGAAAAGATAGCTGTTAGTTGTGCTCTTCTTTCACCACTGTCTAAATTTCCTCCAAGAGAAGCATTATATTTATCTATTTCTTCTTGATTAAGTTCTGCTAATTGAGCAGCTGCATCTACTGAACCTTGAACCCCTATCATTTTTAAATTGTTTCCTAAACCTTTTACTCCCTCTGCATTTAAATATTTTGAATTAGAAATTTTTCCTGCGTAGTCTGCAGCTTTATTTAAAATATTAAAATCTCCTCCAGCAACGCTTCCTGGATTTGATCCATACGCCGTTGAAAACTTTCCTAAACCTTGTCCTATAGCTGAAGGTGCTGCTGCGAATGCACCTGTTCTTAATATATCTTTAAAATCTGCTTCGTCGTCTGTTAATCCTTTTGTAGCCGCTGCAGCCATAAATTGTCTTGTAGCTAAATTTCCAAAAATTCCACTACCTGCTGCTCCTGGTCCTACCATTGCGGCAGCAATATAAGGTGCAAAAGGTCTTAGTTGTTTAGGTATTGCACTACTAAATACTTTTGAAACTTTTTTAACTGCTTTTTTAGCTGCTCTAAATGGATTGAATCCCATAATTTATATCTCTATTTTTATATTGTTGAAATGCAAGTTGGCAACTCTTGATATAGCCTTTAACCTACATTTTACTTGTTTTTTTGTCTCCAGTCAATCTATTAGATAATGTTAGTTTTACTACCTAAAGGTATACCTATCATTTTCATATGTACACTTCTTGAAACATGCTCTGCTTTAGTGTCTGTATTAACATTTTGTACATCTGTTAACGCTTCAGCATCAGAGTTATACTCTTGACCTGTATTTAAATTTTTAAGAGTTATCTCTACTCTAGGTGTATAGATGGGTACTTGTTTACCATCTATTGTTTCATATCTTATTGATTCTTTTTGTTCTATAAAAGCCATTATCTATCCTCTCTGTTCATTTCTAATAAGCTAACTGTTATATCAGGTCCGGTGATATCTGACAACATTTTTAATTTATTATTCTCTTCTAAGACCAATACATTTGTTATAAATTCTTCATTAGCATCTGCTGCTATGGTTTTTTTACCATAGAAATAAGTTGTACTACTTGATTCAATTTTAGCTGTAACTATAGCAGAACCAGCACCTTCATTATAAACATGAATAGATTTAACTAAAGCTCTTGAATTACTTGGAACTGTATAAACATCTTGTTCAGCACCAGTTATTAAATCAGTATTTATTTTTTTATATATATTAGCCATTAAACCACGTAAACCTTTCTTGATTTTCTCTTTGTTCTGTTAAGAATGTAGAATTTAATTGTTCTACAATTAATGCAATTGATCTATTAATTTGTCTTTGGTTATCTATTTCATATTTTTCTTTTGGTTCAGGTAGTCTTACAATTACTTTAGGCATTATCTTCTTCCATCTGGTTGTAGGTCAACTTGAAATGTTCCAAATCTCCATGTTTCACCAACATTTATATTTTCTATTTTAATATTTGCATATCTTCCTCTAGCTCTAGTATCCTTATACTGTGTAGTAGAGGTAATTGTAAAGGGGCTAAATGATGAGTTACCTGCTGTATTTGCAGGCCAATCACTTACACCAATAGTAATTAAATTACTTCCTGTTAAAACTTTAAAGTTAGGTAAAAATCTACGCATTGCTAAAAAAATTTCACTTTGTTGAGCTTGTAAAGAGAAATTAAAAGATTGGATAAAAGAAGTTAATATCGTAGTAGAACCGTCTGGATTAATTTGATCATTTCCCGTCTCATGTTCAAAAAATACTGTTTGTCCTAAGCCTGTTTCTCCAATAACGGTAGGAAAAGTTCCTGTACTTGTACTATTATATTTAGTTGCATAAGGTCTTGGATAAATTAAAGTATCAATCCAACTTGTTCGAATAGAATTAGTGTCTACATTAGTATACCAATTACCCATAGGCATTTTAGAAGTTTCTCCATAGTTATAAACAACAGATCTATTATTAAAATCAGATCCTTGAGTTGGATACCACCAAGTTACTTCTGTAAATAGATTATTTAAACCTGCATTAATTTGTTGACCTTTTGTTGTATCAACATCATCATAAACATAATCTTCAACACTACATGGTAAAGATTTAACTGTACCATCAAAAGCAAAAAAACCATTATTACTCATCCAATAAGCAACACCATCTATTTCTACTGCTGCGTTTTTACCAATCAATCCACAGTTCGTGCCCACCTGTTCAAAACCAAAAGTAAAAGGTGAACCTACAAATTTCATTGTATATAAAGCACTATCTGTCCAAACAAGAATAGTTTCTTTAGCGGTTAACGCTCCGACGATCCTCGTTCCATCTTGTAATCTAAATGTACCAGCTGTGTTAGTAGCTTTAACATCATAACCATTAATATCTTCATTATTAGAAAACCTAATAAACATATCATCTTGTGTGCTTGCATCATTATATGTTGTGCAAGTTCCAAAATGAATTAAATGTCTTGTTGTTGGAGATACTAAAGTTAATCTAGAAGCAATAGGGTTAAGATTAGTTTCAAAACTTGTTGTTAATTGAGAAGCGCGATTTGTAAACTGTGCTGAAACACTAGAATCCCAAGTAAATGTTTTACCATTTGCAATCGTTGCAACTAATACATCACCAAAAGTATCTAATGACCATAGTCCTGGTTCTAGAACAATTGTTGCTGCATCTACAGGTGATCCCCATCCTGCAAAATCTGTAGCATTATTAACAATAGAACCATTTGCATGTTCTACATCTGTAGTTCCACCAGCTGCTCTAGAAATACCTGATATTGTATTAGTTCCTATTGTATTAGTTGTGTAAGTCATTAACTCATTATTAATTAATAGAGTACCTGTTGTAGGCATTACTGATGAATCTGTAAGAATAACCGAAGTTGCTCCTGCTGCTAATACTCCAGCATTATTAATAGTTGTAGTTGAAGCTCCTGTAACAGTTCCACCAAAAGGTCCTACACCAAATCCATAACCATAAGTTTGTTCTGCCGGGCCAATATATGCGTAGGGTTGAACTATCATACTTCCACCTGTTGCAACAACCGCACTTGCTTGATTTATAGAACTAATTGTAAATGTTGTAGGAGAAGGAACAGATAATACTTGAAAAAGTTTATCTTCAAAATCAATTGCATTTAATCCAGTACCACCAGGTAAAGTTACACTATCTAATACAATCATATCTCCTTCTATTAAATCATGATCGGTAGGTGTAGTAATAATACAAGTTTTGTTAGAAGTACTTGTAGTTGCTAATGTACAAGTAGTAAGAAAAAGTGGAGCGCCTGCAGCATCTGTTCTAAAAGGTGTAATATCATAAAGAATGCCTTCAAAATAAATAAGTAAAAATTTATCAGTTCCAATACCAACATACCTATTTCCCACTTTATCCACAAAAGGTATTGTTTTTCTAGCTACACCAACAATAGTATCATTAAGTAAAGATGACCAACCTCCTACTTTTTCAGGAAGTCCATATCTAAATCTTGTGTTATCTGAATCTATCCAACGACCTTGGGCACCAACACTAGTATCTTGTTTGTCTATTCCAGGAGCAAATTTAATTTCTGTGAGCATATCTTGCTCCTATGCTGTGTTGGTCTTATAAGTCCAACCTTGAGTAGCATTTACATACACAAGTGTAACAGCTTGTCTGTTGGTACTTAAAACTAAATTAGAAGCAGCTCCTAAAATATTAAGACCGTTATTAGCTAAAGTACAATTATTTGATCCAAAAGTATTAGAACCATCTATAACTACAATTTCATCTCCAACAGTTGCTGCTGCTGGTAAAGTTACTGTAACTGGGTTATTTGTTGTAGATATAATTAATTGATCTCCTGCAATCGCAAGGTAAGGTGAATTATTATCATCAATAGAGTTATATCCTTTTTGCATCATACCAACAAAAGTTAAAGTGTTAACTCCATTAGATACTAATAATAAACTAGATCCTACTGGAACAGGAGTAGCTGTAGCTTGTCCTGTTGTTAATACACCAAGTGTATAATTGTTTGTTGTTCTAACAGTTTCATCTTTAATAAAGAAAACTCTATTAGCATTTCCACCAGATGTAATGGCTGGCATTGTAACTGTAGCATTACCTGCTAAAGTTCCTGTAAGTTTAATAAATATATTTTTACCATTAGCTGTAGCATCTCCATCAGCTAAACTTAAATTAACATTACCTGTAGTTAAAGTTAATACTTCATAACCTGATGCGGCTGTTTGTAAAATTTGTAAATTAGTATTTTGAATAGTTCCCCATAGACCAGCTTTTTCACCTGTTGCTACAAGTTCTATTGATAAGTCTGTTGAATAAGATGATGCCATAGTTTAATAAGGTTCAATTGGTGTCCATACCATATTTGCTCCTGGTATAATTTCGTTCCAAGTGATTACTCCTGGTTCGTTAGTATTTAGTGAAATTGAATTTCCATCTATAATTACACTAGCTGTTCCAACTATTGTAACTGTTCCCGTGCGCATAGTCAATGGATTTCCACTGGCATCAGCAACCGCTGTTCCCGATGCTATAGCCGTACCATTAGCCATTATTAAAGGTGATCCAGTTACACCTGTTACACTAGTACCTGAAACTGTTAATGTTCCAGTTCCTAAAGTTAAAGGATCTGCACCAGATTGTTGAATAATACTTGTTGTAGCAATACCAATAGGTCCAATAGATACAACTAAAGTATTGCCTGTAACAGTAATATTTACATTGTTGTCGTCGCCGACAGTTGCAAAGGGAAATCTAGCAAATGAATCAAATCCGAATATCATATTTATAATCCTTATAAAGGAGACAGTAGGTATGGTGGAGTACTGTCTCCATCATAGGGTTATATCACTTTTTAAACCAAGCAGGAAGTCCTAAATGAGGTCTTCTATCATTTGCATTTTGATTGGCATCTTTAGATTTTTGATCATTATAATGTAAAAATACTTGAGCACAGTTATCTCCTTGAAATTCTTCTCTCCAATGCTCTAATTCCATACCTCTATAAACTAACATATCTCCTGGTTTTAGATTAACTATAATACCTTTGTTATTACTAGAAGCTGTTAATTTTTTACCGTTTGGTATACCTACATTTTTTTTAGGTTCTAAATGTATAGGCCAAGGATCTCCTCCAAGATTTAAAGTTGTAGATATTTCACAGCTAAATCTATCTTTATGCCTAGCTAAAACATCACCTGGTTTATAAATTCTTGCATATGAATATGTAGGATTTAATTTAAGTCCTGTTTTCTTTTCCATTACAGGTAAAGTTCTCATCAATAAAGTTTCCATAGCTACATCGGCATAATGAGAATATGTATTTGGAACTTGTTCATCTGCCCACGTTCCCCATTCCTCTGTAAATTGAGAGATATACCTTTGATCAAATAATGTTCTTGCAACAGTTCTTTTAAGTAAAAAGTAATTGTAAACAAATTCAGCTATATCTTTTGGTACGGCTTCTTTGATAACTATATATTTATTTTTTTTAAAGTTCATTTAATACTCTTTTCTTTTGATATTGCTGTTTCAACAACTTTAATATTAAAATGTATAAATCTAAATGGTTCTATTCCAGCATCAACTGCAAACTCGTGAGGAACGTAACCTGGAAATATAATCATCGTTCCAGGTGTTGGTTTGTAATGCACTTGACTTGTACCCATTGTAATTTGTGATTGATTTTTTAAAGGTAACTTTGTCATCTCTGCACCGGGTCTTGGTTCGTGAAAGATAGGATAAGATGTTTTATCACTACATTTTAAAAAGTAAAATCCTGATACGTGTTGATTCCAATGTTGATGTGTAGAATGATGACCACCACCTCTCTTACTAAATTCTTGTACCCAAAATTCTGTAAAGTGTAAGCTGTGATTTTTTAAATCAAAACCTTGCCAATCTAAAAACTCATAGGATCGTTGTCCAATAAACTGAACTAATTCTTTTGCTTTAGGATCTTGTGAAAAACTTTCACTATGATTAGATAAACCAAAATCTCCTATTTGTTTTTTCCATTTAGGATCATTTTTCATTTTATCTTTTAATAGTTTCTCACTTTTTTTTAAAAGTTTATCTGTTAGTTTAATTGAACTTTTCAAAAACATTGGAGCTTCTGCAATCCATACTGGTGTTTGAAAATAAAAAGCAGATTTAAAATCTACGTGTCCTTTTGGTTTTGGTAATGTACTGCTGCCGCCTTGTTTTATATCATTCATATTATTTAAATGGATAACCTAGATTCCAAATCACTAGACTATTTCTTTCTCCTTTTGTTACGGGTTTAACTCTATGCCATACAAAACTAGGAAATACAACCAAAGAGCCTTTTGGTAATATTTCTGTACACGTTCTTAAATTAGGTTTTTTATCAGGATCTTCATTCCTTAAATCAAACTCTAATTCTCCACCTTTGTATTCTTTTGGATCTGTTAATGTTAAAGTTACAGATAATTTTCTAACCTTACCTTTTGAAGGTCCCTCTTCCATATAAGGTTTATCCCAACTATCACAATGCCAATCATAATATTGACCTTTTTTATATATTGTAAATTGACAAGATTCAGAAAAATCCCATTCAAAATTCCAACCTGCATTTTTATTAGCTTTATGTATATAAGGATGTACTTCTTTATAAATCCATTTATCATTCATCCAAATAATATTTGAATCTCTTTTCTTTTGTAAATTTTTTACTTCTTCTTTGTTAAGAGGATTTTTATCTAAATTTCTATCTCTACCAAAGCCGCCTGTAATGGCCATAATCTCTCTTTGTTTTTCTGCTTTACCATATTTAACAATTAAATCACATATTCGTGGTGGTACAGCTTCTTTAAAGTACCAATAATAATTAGATATATTCATAGTTAATTGTTAAAATTATATTTAAGCCTTTAGAAGTATTGGGTGAAAAAGAATATTTATTAGTAGCTGGAAAAATTATAAATTCATTATTTTTTATAGGTAGGTGCCAAGTTCTATTCTTTCTTCTGTTATCATCGTATTCAATAATACACTCACAAGAACCTTCTTTAACATCAATACCATAAATAAGTGTGTAGTCTGGTGAGTTGCGTAAATCAACAAGATCAACTTGATGTCTTGTCCAAGACTTTTCTTTAGGATGCATAACATTACCGTGCATATTTTTTTGCACTAAAGTTCTACCATACTCCAATTTCCAATGATCTCTAACGTAGTCTTGCATCCATTGTAGAGGTTGAGAAAAAGGTACAACATAATCATCAAAAGCATAAGCTTGTGGATTATTGTTAACTCTATTTTTTTTAACAAAAGATTCTATAATATCGTTTCTTATTTTATCACGGTCAATATCAAAACCTTCAGGCATTTGAATTTTACCTGTATAAAGATCTACTTCTGTTAATACTTTCTTTTGCATACCTATATGATATGTAATTAACTCTAATTAAAATGTCAAGTGTGTTATCTAGCTGTTTTATCCCAAGCACCTGTAGATTCATTCCACTCATATGTATGAGTAAGAGCTTCTTCTTCAGATAGGGCTGGAGCATCACCTATTGGTGATTGCCATCTTGCTTCTGATACATTTAAAGTCCAACTAGCATAAAGTTTAGTACTAATAAAAATATTGTTATCTTTATCGTAAGTCATACCTATACC